TTATTCTGTAGGATATACAGTCTCTATAATAACCATTAAATCTATTAAATCTTGGTCTGTTAAAAGATTTACTGATTGCCACAAAGCTACGTTCTTAGTGTTTTGCTCTTTAGTATTCAACTTGCTTTCTATAACCTTCTTTTGTAAATTAAAATAGTAACTTCTTTCCATTAAACCAGTACCTCCTAATAATTTAATAACTGTTTTTCCATTTCTTTAGATTTTCTATTTACTTCTGCAACTTCTAGTTGTAATAAACGTTCTTTTAATAACATGTTTTCTTCTTGAAGTATATATATGTCAGTTTTTTATATATGAATCACAATTCTTCCATACTTTTAATTTCCGTTTTCTACTTCAATTTTACATGGACATTCTATAGTATTAATTCATTTTCACTTAATTCTGTAAATGTTTCTATCTTTTTTATACCATAACCTTTTTTATGATAAATTGCAAACATATCAACCCTCCTTAACGTAAACTTTTATTCTACCAACAACATTAGTCAATTTACAAGTTGCTGGAGCAGCATTACCAACACCTCTTTGAATAGAATATTTAATTCCATCTATTTTAGTGTTATTAAAAGAGATACCATCAGTTGTAGTTGCATGAAAATTTACAATTTCTGTCTCTTTTACATCTGAACTCAGTATAGTATACTCTCTACTGTATGAAACTCTATTATATTCTAAGAACGATTTTACACTACCCTTTGAAGCTAAAGTAATAGACTCATTTGCATTTTTATACGACTGTACTTTAAAAAGATTAGCTTGAGCATAACTTCCTAAAGTAGATGAATGTATTCCAATAAAATTTTGAACTGAACCGCCAGCTGTATGAGTTGAAGTATAAGTGTAACTATCAATCTCTGTTTCAACTACTATTTTTTTATACAAATTTGGGTCAAATGGTTCAATCAATACTAATTCTATATAGTTCGAATCCCAAGTAGTAGGTAATACAATTGTTTTAAGCAACTTTAAATCGTATGGATTTAAATTCAATCTATCTCCTATAGCCTTACCCATAAAAGCACTCAATGCTTCTCCATCAACATAACTTGCAGCAGTTAAATCATTTCTTGTTTTAGCGTGACCATAATTAGCAGTTGTACCTACTCCGTACGTTGTAGTTGTACTTGCGTGATTGGATGGTGCTTTCGTGCTATCCGAAGCATGAGTATGTGTTGATACTTCCCCTGTTAGCTTAGCTTCAATTTCAGATTTAGTTATGTCTGAATTTTTTTGAGCTGTTGATGGAGCATGAGCTGACTGACTGTGGTCATATGCAATTTTACCCCTGTCCCCACGATAAGCTGTAGTTAAGGTTTCCCCCAAAGATAACCCTGCTGGTATATTATTTACAGTTGCTATTTCATTACCATTAATGGTAGGTGTACCCGTAAATTGAGGACTTTTTTTGTCCGCTTTATGTTCCATCTGCTGACTAACATTTGTGGCAAAAGCATCGACCTTATCCCAGTTATTATTTAGTGCTGTTTCTATGTTAAAGGTTTTTGAACTGTCTGCTATAGAATCGTATTTAAATAGTTTTAAAAAATCACTTTCATTTCTAAATGTATTATTTAAGGTATAATTGTTTATACTTTGCTCTTTAGATGCATTAATATTTTCATTGTTATCAATTTGAGCTATATCGTAATCATTATCTTTCAAATTAAATTCTACATTTTCATGTTCATTTAAAATTGACTTATCATTAATATTATTATTTTCTGACAATGAATTACGTTTAAATAAATCAAAAAAATTTGATAATTTACCCATTTCATCCTCCTTCTAAGATAGATTTAGATAAAAAAGAGATTTTAAATTATATAATATAACTAATTTAAAATCTCATATAACTAATAAACTCACTATCTCATTAATAAACTATTTATCAAATACTCATATATTTTTAACACATCTGTCAAATTATGTATGAGTATTTGAGCAATCTACGTTATTTTTTAATTTGTCAGTAATATGTTTATAAAGCAGACTAACTATTTAATATGTCTTGTACTTCATCTTTCCATCTTTCAGGCACTTGCTCTATTTTCCATAATCCTTGTTTGATTAAATTAGCATATATTTTAGCCATTATAATGTACCTCCTAACATAGCACCTATCTCAGCTAGAGCTAGTTGTGTTTCTAATAATTGTTGCTCTAAAGTTGATTTTCTAGCTATTTTAACTTCAATGACATTATTTATTATGTCTTTTGTTATACTGCAAGGAAGATTATATCTCTCGTGTATTCCTTGAGTTACCCAAACAAGTCCTTTTTCCTGTGTCTCTTGATTTATGACTTTTTCCTCTTGACCTAATATTGTTATACTATCAAGAACAGTAGTATCAGCAAATAACATTGTATTTAAGTTGTCTACTGTGTTATTTAAGACTTTTATTACTAGCGTTTCTCGTCTGTCATTCTCTCCAACTGTTTCTGTATATCCATATATACTTTGGATATCTGTTATTTCATCATTATTTTTTAGTTTAATTTTTTGCATTTATAGAATTCTCCTTATTTAAATTTAAATATAGTTAATGTATTATCTTCTCAAATATAGCTACCTAGTTTTATCTAATTATTAAGCTTGCTTTTGGATTAGTAATATATTTATAAAACATTTGACAAGAGACAGCTTTATCATTTTTATTAATACCACATTCTGCATATGTGATTCCTCTAGAACCTGAAATTGGTCTTCCTGTAAAATAGATTAATATATTATCTGTAGTGTATACCATCCTAAAGTTACGCATTACTGTATAACCTCTTCCAGTGCCTATTCCACCATAATTAGGCATTGAGTAATAAGGTTCAGTAACTATAATATATTCACCATATTCAGAATCATAAGTTTGCCATGCTGTATCAGCAATTGATATTTTTATACCACTCTCCATAGTTATAATGATACCTAAGTTACTTCTATCACTAGATACTTTACTACTCCAATTAAATACTGAACTAGAGTCAATAGTAAATATAATCTCATTTATTAGTATTGGAGCAAAATTAATTATGCTTGTATGTGTTATATCTTTTATATCTACATTCGAAGTATATATCTGCTTATTTACTCCGCTTTTACCGAGATGCAATTCTTTCTCTTTTCTATTAATTCCACTATTACCTAAATAAATCTCTTTTAATTCTCTATTAACACCACTCTTACCTAAAATTACTGGCATATTAGCACCTCCTAGCTGTGTACTCCATATAGTACACCTTCGCCAACAAATGCACTTGGTGCTGTTGTACCACTTTGATGATTAGGTGCTTTAGTGTCGTTTAGGTACTTACCTTTTGACGCACTTAGAGCAACTCCATTATATACGTCAGTAATAACGTCATCACATATCTTAACATGACCGTAAGTTGTAGGGTTACCAATACCATATTCAGTACCCGTACTTGCATGACTTATTGGTGCTGAACTTATAGGTACTCCATTTTCTATAATGACACCACCATAAGATTGTTTGTATCTTGTCGTAGCTTCAATATTAGAACTACTAACGGTTACTATAGCAGATATACCAGAACTAACACCAACATCTACACCTAAAGTACAGCTTGTAATTGTACTATTCCATAAAGATACAATACTTTCCTCTGCAACATTTATTGCAGTTGTTCTTCCTACTATATTTGTTCTTACAATTGCAAATTGTGAACCTATTACAATACTTATAGCCATATCAGATAGTGCAGGGAAATTACAATATTCAGTTAACCCATTTGAATTAGCAACTTTTAATACAGAATTAAATGTGAAACCCTTTATAAAGGTTTTACATTGTGAATAAAATATATCACTTTTTCCCGATATTATAAAGTTAGTAGCATTTGTATTATCTGTCCCACCACTTATGTATATATACCCATTATGATAACCTTGCATAGTAAACCCACTATAAGTACCAGCACTAACATTAATAGTACCTTGAAAACCACCTAAATTCTTAGGTATGATATCTATAGCCTTTTGTATAGTTGCAAAAGGCTTAGCACTTGTACCATCACCAGTAGTATCACTACCAGTTGTTGCAACATACAAGGTTTTATTTGCTGTTAGTTTTATTAGGTCATTGGCTATTAAATCACTCTCTGTTATAACCTTTTGCCATTCACTCCAAGTATTTATAGTTACTCCATCGGCCACTCTATAGTATAATGGTTTATAATTATCTCTTGATAACCATTGTATTGCTTCCCAGTTAGATGCACCTTTTTCAGTCTTAACTATAGCACCAGATGGTAAACCGTTCCAAACACTTGTAGTTTCAAAAATAGTTGATGAAAAATTTGGATAAGTACCGGGTGAATCTGATTCTACTTTCCAACCACTGGACATCCATTGTTTGTCCGCTTTATGTTCCATTTGTTGACTAACACCTTTTGCGAAAGTATCAACCTTATCCCAGTTGTCATTTAATGCAGTTTGAATATTAAAGGTATTTTGTGCGTCTGTTGTTGGTTCGTATTTAAATAGTTTTAAAAAATTTGAAAATATACTCATTATTATCACTCCTTTTTAGAAAGCAAAATTTTCTATTGTTGTATTTTCTAATTCTGCAATTGTCATACTTTCAATATTGGAAATCAGTAGGTATGCAAACTCATATATTACAGCTAGGTGTGCGGGCTTGATTTCATTTATGGCTGATTTTAAATCTGACAGATTAGGCGGAGTGCCTGTTCTGCCTATAAATTTTATTGTCAGCATGTTGTTTAACCCTTCAATAACGTCTACTGCTCCGTTGTCAAAGCTGTTAGCTACGTTTTTTATCAATGAGTTTGTAACAGTTCCCATACCTCTCATTTTAGATTTTAGCCTAGACCTTCTATATTCATAGGATTTGGTTATATCTGTATCTATACCAAATCTTTTTTCCCAAAAGCTTAGTCCCCATGTTGCTGTGTCGACAAACAATTGATTTATCAAATCATCCTTACATTGATCTAATATTTTATATTGCCCCTCTATAGAATCCTGAATTGATACAACTTCATTGCTTTCATAATAATAGGAGGGTAACATTTTTAAAAATTCTTTCATGTTAACCTCCTATGTTAGGCTTACTGTTCCAACAGCAGCTATTTCTGTATCTGCTATTTGAACATTTATAGTATCGCTGTTTACTTTTAAATTAGAATAGTCTATTACCCCATCTGTACTTAGAAGTATACTTCCCATTTTGGCATATGATACTTCTAGTCCACTGAACGCTAAATCTTTAATATATTTATTTAATTGTTCAGTAAACTTTTGTGTAACAGTTTGTAAATTACTTGATGATGAAATATTTAGCTTAGCTGATATATCAATATTTTTGACGTTTGGAGCTTCAACTGTGACTATTGCTCCAACAGGTCTTACTGTTTCTATAAAGCTTGCTACAGCTGAAATAATAGAGCTATTTGCAGGCAGTTTATTGCTATCTATAGCTAATACTTTTACAGTTCCAGCACCATTCCATGTTGGAAATACTCTAGAATCTCCAACGCCATCAATTGAATTTGCCCATATTTTGTAGTGAGCTTCATTTCCGCTTGTTGCTGGGTTTTGGATAAGATCAAAATATCTTTTTAATAGATTATCGTCCGTTTCAATATCTGTACCTCCAGTAGCATCAACTATATTGGTTATACTAATTATACCGTTTATAGATATCGGAAGATTAACTATTAAACCTTGAGATATGTTGTATATACCACCTATATTTTCTGCTACAGCTTCAATGTCTACAAAATTATTTTCTATTTTGCCTAATTTGATAGTCTTGTATATTAGCCCATTAGCAGTTTGCACTAATGTTCCTTCTGGTATTTCGGTATTTTGGTTGCCTGTAAATCTTATTACAGTCTTTGCTTTTGTGCCCTTTTTTCTTTCTATGCCATAGTCAGCTACACGTCTGTCTACAAACTCACCAACTATTTTATCAACTAATGTCAAATCTATTGTTTTATCAAGCTCAACAAACATATCTTTGAATTTTAATGCTATGGGACTTACCATATCATTTAGAAAAGAGCCTTCACTTTTGTTTAAGCTAAGATTTATATTATTTAATATCTCCTGCTTTATATTTTCATAGGATTTATTTTCATACAATTGCATTCACCTCCATATTTCCATATATTGTTTTAACCTCAAAGCTTACATTTATTTTGTCAGAATCAGAAGATATAGTTATATTTGATATACTATTTATATAAGGATTGATTAATACAGCTTCATTTATATATCTTATCATTTTGCTTTTTATCATTTCTGGATAATTGTTTATCCCTACAAGCCTTTCTAGTTCATTGCCATAATTCCAAGAATAAATAGGATATTTATATCTTTCTGTTTTTAGCGCTTTGTATATCCATACCTTCAGTGCATCATTTTTATAAACCTTTTTAAATTCTCCATCTATTATCAATGGAGTGTTGTTTTCAAAATCCCATGCTATTTCTTCAAATAATATAAGTTCACTTGGTATTTGAGGTTTATCGACACCACTGTTTAAAAAAGGGAAAATACTACTCATATATTCACCACCTTATTGGCTACAACAAAGCTTTGTTTATCATTAGATACTAACACAAGTACACTATCCCCAATATATAGGCTTTGCTGTAGTCCATATGAAATTAAAAAATCACTTTTATCTATTTGTAATCCATTTACTTTAATCAACAAAGGATCTCTCGAAATTACTTTGCCAATAAAAAAAGAAGTTGGATTATTATAACTTCCTTGTTCTCTCATTATTTGTATTATTTTTAAATATGGATTGTTGTTAGACATATAATCAACTCCTTAAGTTAAATTAATATTCACTTATTATCTCATTACCATGAATGATATATGTGTTACCAGGTATATTCGTCGCACTATCCGTTATATTGTCCCTCCAATTGTATTCTAATTTGTATCCTGATTTATATTCACTTTTAGAACTAACAATTTCACCTATATCTTTTTCATCCATGATATTTTGAAAATTAAGAACAAGCTTATTTGTGTAAATACCATTTTTCCAAGCATGAACATCACTGTCTATATAGAATAGACCATAAAGCTTTGTTACCGGTTCTTTAACTATAACTGTGTTGCCGGTTATACACTCTGTATTGCCAAAGCTGGTTACAGTCATTTTTCTTTCAACGCTTTTAAGCATGGATTTAGCCTTTTCATTATATGTACCGGAATCATCAATTTTTAAATACGCCTGCATTAGACCATACAGCTCTATGTCCTTGTCATTTTTTATTGGAAAAACAAATATATCGTCTTTATTAAATATAGCTACAGAGTTTATCATGTTGTCTATGGATTCTGATACATTAGAGGTTAATAGGTTATATCCGCTTTGTAAAAGCTGTGAGGTGTTAGTGTCTCCCTTTTCTATTACATCAAGCTTTTTGCCTGTAAACCTAATCATATATTTTTTACCGTTTATTAAACTAGCCTGATAATACATACCTATGATAATACTATATAAATCTACGCCAAAGTAATTTTTTGATATATTTATTCCTGTACTTGCTATATTACCTGTATCAATTTTAAAATCACTGCAAACTTTTTTAGTTGCTGCTTCTGGTGTGATGTTTCTAAATTTATATGAATGCTGATTTTTTTTGAGGTAGATACCATAGTCATAGCATGCTATATCAATTGTATTGCTATCTGTTCCTTTATCAATCATAAATACATGACCGTAGAATAACTGTTTATCATTTAGAAACACCTGCACTAAATCCCCTGTTTCTACAGTTACCACTAAAATATTAGAGTCAATATTAGAGTATACATATGAAAAATTAAGCGTTCTTGAAACTCCTAACAAATCACCACTTATTTGTATATCAGGTATTATACTTGTTATATCAGTTGTCACATTTTTTTGGTTAGTTAATAACACTTGCATAATTATGCCCATGCCTCTATTGCACAATAAGCCAAGTCTTTCTTTTTCGAGAAAGACAAACATTTCTGCATGGGCTCGGTGCATACTTTCTTATTATTTTTCATTTCCTTCAACCTTTCACCAGCCTTTATGGAATAATAAATTTTTGTCCTGGAAATATAATATTTGGATTTTTAATATTATTTTCCTTTACAATCTTTGGGTACTGTGAACCACTACCATAATATTTTTTAGCTATTGCCCAGAGAGTGTCGCCTTTTTTAACAATATATTCAACGTTATTAGGTTTAGGTGAATTTGTATTAGGACGTTCTGAAGCAAGATCTCCTATTACAGATTTAACTTTTCTATGTTCTCTCAAAACTAAGTCATAAAAGATGTCTCTTGTTCCATCTTTTTCGCTGTATTTATAGGATTCTAATATAACTTTTAAGTCTGTTATATTTGTTTCGGTTATAGTAAATGTTAATATTGTTTTTTCAGTTTTAAATCTTTCTAATTGACTTATATAGTCATATGGATTATTAATGCTAATTTTATCTGGTAACTTAAAAGGATAATTCTTACTTGGAAAAAATGATGATATAGTTATAGTAGCCAAAGTTGGTGCTCCAATAATATTTAAGTCTCCAAGTTCAGTTATATTAACTGTCTCTATCTTATTGCCCCTTTCAATTTCAAAGCTTGATGGTGTTATGGGAAGTCTAAATTCTATTTCATTTTTTTCATCTTCTAACCAAAATTCCATTACATTGCACCTCCATATACTAATCCTGCTTTTTCTATTTCACTGACCAATATATTTGCTATTTTGTACATATCAGTCTCGTCCTTTACTACAATAGTGTCTGCTATTTTACTGATTATGACACCTTTGCCAACACCATTTCTGTAATTATCAGCCTCTGTTCTTCTTAGAACTGCTTCACCTTCATGTAAAAGTGCTGGATAGTAGTCATATGGTACACGGTTTAGACCGATGGCTTTGGCGTTAAGGGCAGTGGCTCCCGAAATAATGGAAACCCTACCACCTACTGGATTCTTATATATCCGCCCCCATGTATCCTTCTTCCTATCGTCATAAATTTTGGCTAAACCAGGAAACCAATCGCGTAATGTTGAAACAATAAGGTTTATTATAGGATCTCCAAATATTTTTTTTATTGTATCTTCATCTGGTGAAATACTTATCCATAAATCTTGAACAGCATTTTTAAAATCGCTTTCTTCACCAATTTTACTTATAAATCCAGTAAAAAATTCTTTAATTTTAATATATAAGCTATCACCATTTTGCTTATACCATTGATCTACATTAGCTTTTATTTCATCGTAAATCATCAAAATTTTTGTTGGTATATCTGCATTTTTAAATTCTTCATCATTAAATAATTGTCCAAACATATTTTTTAAATTATTAATAGCATTACCAGCAAAATTCCCTATTTCTGCGCCAAATTCATATATATATTTACTTAAATCTTTAAATCCTTTAGTTCCTAATCCGAAAAAATCTGAAAATTGCTTTAATGCAGGTTTTATACCTTTTATAAATCCTTCCCCAAGTGGACCAAGTATAATTTGATTTGCACTATCTTTAATAGTAGATATAAGACCACTAAAACTTTGTTTTTCCATAATCATCATTCCAGCATATCTATCTTCCATACCAGAAATCAAATATTTTATCGCTTTATCAGCTGGTATTACACCTTTAGAAACTAATTCCTTTAATTCATCTTTAGTAGCCCTAGTTTTTTTACCTGCTATTTCTATAGAATCTGCTAAAATACCGTATGCATCAATACCAATGCTATCAAAGGCATCTAAATTGCCCAAAGACACCTTCCCTGTTGACTTCATATTTTTTAAAGCATCTATCATTTGCATAACACCATTTGCACCAGCTCCATTAGCAACAGAAGCATTTCCTAATGCCCTAACCACATTTATGGACTCATTAGAATCAAAACCAGAAGATATGAGTTTTTTTCCAAAATTATCTAGTTCAGAAAAATCAAATGATGTTTTATTAGATAGACGTAATAGTTTATTTACAAAACCATCTCCGTCTTTTTCGCCCAACATATTTTTATAATTTATTCTCGATTGCTCTATATTCGATGCATAATTCAAAGAACTCATAGCTATTTTAGGAAGATATGTTTTTAAAATACTACTTCCAAAGCTAACACGTTGATTAAGCCTATCTGTTTCCTTTTTTACTTCTGATAAAGCTAATTCTCCAATACCACTAATTATAGCTCCTGCAATAGCGCCCTTCACTCCACCAACAGAAAATCCAAGCATTCCACCTCTTATAGCACCAGATACAGCACTACTAGTACTACTTGGTAAAACAGTCTCTGCAAATCGAGTAACATATGAATCCACCGCTTCATAGATTTCTGAAAAATCTTTACTTCCATTTGATTTATTACCTCTCGAACTCATATTATTATCAAGCTTTGATACTGCATCGTTAACTTTTGACATAGTTCCTACAATGTCAGTACTTAGAGATTTCACGCTATTGGATACACCAGTTATATTTTTTTCTATGTCTTTGGTGTTTAAATTAATATTAACTTTTATATTACTAATTTTATTTATTTCTTTTACTACAGATTTTGATATATTTAATAATTTTGACATTTCTGTTTCCAATATTCTAATCTCTTTTATAGAATTTCCAGCAGAAAAATCAAAGTAATTATTAACCAGCGGCATATTTATCACCGTCCTCTTTTGATTTGGTTATTAATTCGTTTTCTATTTCTATCATAGCATTGCAAAGAATTCTCTCTCCCTCACTTGCATTATATATGACAGACGGCATAATACCATGTCTAACAAACATGTAGTACATAAGCCTAGCTGTACCGTCTGTCTCAATTAGTTTTTTATAGTTACTATTTTAGAGGTTTCATCGTTAAAGCCAGATATATTGCATATTTCATCATATAGCATTGAGATTTCACCCATAAGAAGCATCTTATCCACTAAATCTTCTGAATCTGTTGCACCATATTTCATTTGTAAGCTTTTATTATTTAAATTTGGGTCAACTACTCCTACACTGCAAACCTTTAGCTTTACATTGGCATTATCATCTTCACGCATAATTTTTACATATTCATCATAAGAGATTGCTCTAACCTTAAAAATAACGTCACTTCCTGCAAAATCAGATAATCTATTTATTTTTACATCCTTTTTTATGTTACTTATGGCAACATCATTATTTAATAATACATCAATAGCATTCATTAATTTGCACCCTCCTCTAATGTTTTTTTGTTACCTTCACCATTTTCGACAAATCCCATTGCACGGTTAAAGGCTGAATATAATCCACTTATTTCAGTTGGCAAAAGAATTTTTTTAATTAATTCCTTTGGAGTTAAACAATCATATTTCTTTAACAGTCTCTCATCACTAAGCTTAGGGCTTACTAATGCCATATATATTGCATGTATCAACATATCTGTGTCGTCCATTTTATGAAAGCTGTTTATTTCTTTTATTGATAATGGACGTATTTCAAAAATAACATCCTCACCAGCCATTTCTGAAAGTCTAATAATATTTATCTTTTCATTTGTCACATTTAACTTGTTATTATCTATTGATAATAAAGTATCTAATGTACTCATTTTACTACCTCCTCAATTGTTTTAATTTGCAAATAAAAGCCTTTACATGCTATATAGCTTGTAAAGGCTTTTTTAAATATATTATTCTACTCTTATGCTATCACGAAACTCGTAAGCACTAAATGTGAATGGAGCTTCAATTTTACCAGGTGTATTAGCAGCCCAATCAGCAAGTGTTAAATCATCAAAGGAAACATCCTTTATTACAACTCTTTCTGATCCATAAGAGTCCGGATCAGCCAGCTTTGATATGATTATAAATCTGGCATCAGTTCCTTCACTCAAAACCTTAGCAAGCTTGTTTGCCATACGTGAATATACCTTGTTCATTTGTATAGATCCTGTGCCTGACCAGCCTACAACCTTTTGTTTTTCAGCCATGTCACCGCACATAGTAACTGGCTCTTTTTTCAATGCTATCTTAGCTTGAAATCCTGTTACCTCTGCAACATATTCTCCATCTAACCATAATTCACCGTGTGTACCATTTATAACTCTTTTTGCATCTATTGTATTTCTATTCATTTAATATACCTCCATCAGTTGATTAATTATATTATTACGTTTAATTTAATTTCTTCTACAGCATCAAGTGGTTTTACAGTAGAAGTTAAAAATACCTTATCTGCTGTGTTTGCAGATTTTAATTGGTATTCATTTAATATAGATGTGTCAACGCCTTGACTCTTTAAGTACGATTCTTGAGCTACTAAATCAATTTCAATACTTGATTTATCTCTATCAAGAATTCCATTCATTTCTAACTGCTCATAATAGCTTTTTATAGCTGTAAGGATTATGCATTTATTATCATAGCTATTAGATACTTTTCCCACATAATTGTCATTTACAGTTGTTTTAATATCATTATGTATCATATCAATTATATCAACTATTTTAATTTTCTTAAATGCATCTCCCTTTTCAGGCGTTACAGTAACTAAGCTATTTACAGCTCTTGCTATTTTAACTTTTTCTCCATCATGATATAGAACTAATTTACCAGCATTTATATCTTCATCTGCTTGAGTTTTAGTTAATCTCGGAACATCTGTTACCTCATTTAATATTGTAAATGTTGCAGCCATAGTTAATGGTGTTCCTGCCAAAATACCTGCTATTCTACTGCAATATTGTGCATTTGTATAAGTCAACTCTCCAACTTTAATATTGTTTGTATCAAAGTTAACTACTCCCTCGTGATCAGCTGTCACTGATGGTAGAACAGCTTTTACTTTTTTATCAAAGCTTTCTCTTTGTGATTTAATCCATGTTGCAACTAAATTTGCTAGTTCATTAGTTGTATCTGGTGGACAAACTAAATAATCAAACCTTTCAGTGGCAAAATAATTTAATGCTTCTGTGTAGTCTGTTGCATCTACTGCTAATGAAAAAGCAATTACTTTTTTAGGAATACTAGTTCCGCCTATAAAAGCCCTTTGTATATATGCCTTATTATCTGTTGATAATGTTGTTGGTATATCATTTATACTCTCCATGTTAAAAGCACCAGCCTTGCCATTATCCTTAATAATAACTGCAACTATGCCTCTATTTCCTCTTTTAATTGCGCTTATTCCCATCGTTTTAAAATTAATCATTATATTTGGTAAACCCATAATTTATTTTCTCCTTATAATCCTTGTTTTATTGATAATTCACCTATTGTTTCAACTGTTTCTGCGCTTATATATGCATCTTCATAATATTCAAAATTTAAGCATATTCCAAGCTTATTGATAATTTCCTTATATTCAACGCTTACCTTTACAGTTCTATCCTCTATAGAAATATTTCCTTTTCCAAATATAGTTTTTAGCTTATCAACTACTTTATATTTTTCTTTTCCTATAATATCAGGATTACTGCTGTCATTCTGCATTAAATATGATATTAATAATTCTACATTTTCTAGATTAGTATTTTTATTAATGCTTGTTACCTTATAGTTAATCAAATTAATACCAAAGGAGTTAGTGCTGATAACTTCCGGTATATTTTCAAAATATATTGGATAATTATAATCCAAGAGTATTAATCTATTAACCTCATCAATTATTTTTTCTACTGTTATCATATAACATCACACTTTCTTACTTATTTAATTATAATAGTTTAAATTCATTTTCCTAACACCTTCAACCACCTCCTATCTTTCGCAACAGCATTCATACCACCTCCCTTCAATGTGCTAATATATCTATTTATGATTAACTTGACGTATTGCTCCTTTATGTCTTTTATAGCTATCATGCTTCATCATTTTTTCAAAATCTTTAAAGGTTAATTTGTCATCTTCTTTTTCATCATCAATATGATTTATTAGCATTTTATAGGTTTCTGGTTGTTTGTTTTTTAATATGTTTTTAATTTTTATATAATCACCTCCATTAAGCCGCTTCTCGACATCGCGAAATAGAGCGAAGAATTTTTTCTTCACTCTTTCAACACAAAAGGCACTCAAATTCGAGTGCCTTTTTCATTAACTTATATTTCATTGTCCTTATACTAACACATAAAAAGTATCATAGCGTACCATGTTTTTTATTTATTATTTTTTCTAATATTTCTCTTAGTGTCTGATTTTCCATATCATATTTAAATAAAAAAAAGAGCTGTTGCTCTTCTAAAATTTTATTTTAATCTTGCAACAGCTTCTTATATAGCATTTTCGCAAAATACTCGTTTATAGACGTTATTTAAACGCTTTTTTAATGGTCTCACTTAAGCTTTCTCTTAGCTTTATAGTTATATATACTAATTTATTAATACTTATTAACTACTCTTATTTCAGTGATATTATAATTTCCATTTGCATCAGATATTTGTAAACTATTTTTTATAAAATTTTTCATTAACTTATATTTCATTGTCCTTATACTAACATATAAAAAGTATCATAGCGTACCATCTTTTTTATTTATTATTTTTTCTAATATTTTTCTACATCTTCTCTTAGTATCAGATTCGCTGTAACCTATGGCATTAGCTACCATCCACCATTTATATTTTTTAAAATATTTATATTCTATTACCTTTTTTTCTAGTTCATCTAGGATATTTAACAATTCTTCAATCTCTGATTTTTGATTAAGTAAATTCTTTAATTCATTTTCTAGTCTTGAATATTCACTACTGTATACATCAATTATTTTTTCAACTGCTGTTGCCACAGGATCTGATTTTCCATATCCTATTGGCATACCAGTTAATTGTTTTGATTTTAAATCTCTTTGAGATTCAATTGTACTTGCTAAATCTCTTATTTCTTCATTAATTGAATCGATTTTAAATATAGTGTATGTATAATTAAGTAACTTTTTCTTCAATTGTCCTATTTCTACTGATATATTTTTATTATCTTTTTCCATTTGTTCCTCCACTAATTATTAATTATTTCGCATATTTGCGACTTCGAAGTTAAAAAAATATCTTTTCTGAAACTTAATGTACTTTCGATATATATTTTCGCATACAATGCAACTAAAATTATAATACCACTTACCAAAAACAATGTCAACAATTATTTCGCTTTAAATGCGATTTATTTAAAATATTTTTTATTTTCTGTTGCATTAATGCAATTTTCATGGTATAATTTGTATAAACAATATTACTTAACTAGTAAAAGGAGAAATACTATGACCATAGGTAATAGAATAAGAAATAGGAGAAAAGAATTAAATCTAACAGTTGATGAGGTAGCAGAAAAGTTAAATAAAAACAGGGCTACAATTTATAGATATGAAAGTGATGAAATTGAAAATTTACCTATCACTATTTTAGAGCCTCTTGCAGGAATTTTAAATACAACACCTGCATATTTAATGGGATGGGAAGAAAATGAAGATGAAAAAATAAACACTATTGCAGCTCACCACGACGATGAAGATTGGACTGAAGAGGAATTAAAGGAGATAGACGAATTTAAAAAATTTGTTTTAAGCAAAAGAAAAAATACATAAAAGGTGGTGTTATATTTGTCATATGAAAGCTTATTAGAAATTGCAGATGAAGAAAATATTGAAGTGATAGAAATAAGGTTTAAGAGTGAAAGAATAAAAGGAATATATGCTGACAATATCATTGCAATTAACCCTATATTAAGTACAAATGCAGAAAAAGCATGTATCTTAGCCGAGGAATTAGGTCATTATTATACAACAACCGGGGATATATTAAATCAAAATAATATTTGCAACAGAAAGCAAGAGCTTTTAGCAAGGAAATGGGGCTTCGAAAAATTAATTCCATTAGAAAAATTAATTGGTGCTTCTTTTGATGGCTGCAAAAATATTTTTGAATTGTCTGAAAATTTAGGTGTAACAGAGGAATTTTTAAAAGATACACTTAAACATTATGAACAAAAATACGGATTATTTGCAGAAATAGATGGATACTGTATTTATTTCAACCCTCTAACAGTTTGTAGATACCAATACGAATACGAATAATCCGCCAATAAATAAATATTTTAAAGGAAATATTTTTAAAAATTTGTTTCTTTTATCAAAATATGGGTATAAATTTATCAAAAATAGTAGGAGGGTTTTATAATGGCATATACTTTTGACAAAAGTTTAGAAACTGGGAATATAGTAATAGATAAACAACACAGGGAGCTTATAGATGCAATAAATAATCTATTAAATGCATGCAGTCAAGGAAAAGGCCGTGACGAAATAAAAAACACAATTAATTTTCTAACAGATTATACAGTTAAGCATTTTATTGATGAAGAAAAACTGCAAAAACAATATAATTATCCTGATTATCCAGCTCATAAAAAATTACATGATGATTTCAAAGAAGAGGTTAGCAAAATTGTTAGTGAGTATGAAGAAAATGGAACTTCCGTAGTTTTAACATTTAAAGTAAATAATATAATTGCTTCATGGCTTATAAAGCATATAAAAGGTGAAGATAAAAAAGTTGCTACTTACATAAAGAATGCTAAATAA